TATTTGAATTAAATCACAATAAAAATTTAAAAGTGTGAATTGATTGGCATTATTTAGTTGTGCTAAATTTCTTCTGTTAATTACTTAAACTTTTCTCTGGATTTGAAATGCAGATCTTAAAATTTTTACAGAGTTTTAATACAGTCGGCACCTATTTAACACTTGCTTCCATCTTGCTTGTGGTCATGATCATTTATTTTTATGTAATTAATCCTGCATGAACATTTTGAAAGGAATAGGTCTTCTCATCTCTTACTTTTTTAAGAACGGAAGATGAATAATAGGATAGGGATATGAAATTTAAAATATTATTATTAAGTTTTATTGCCACGGGTTGCTATGCTAATGAAAGTACAGCTGACCCAGATATTTGTAATATCGTAAAAAAGGTTGCTTATAACGTGATGGAAGCACGACAGCAAAAAGTACCAGCACAAGATTTACAACAAATTGCCGATGGGTTAGCAGATGAAGAAGCCAAGCAGCTTTATCAAGACTTAATTAGCTCAGCTTATGCTGCCAAAGTATTTAAGACAAGTTTCTTTAAACGCCAAGCAATTGAAGATTTTCAAGCAGGATGGTATGAGGAATGTTTACGTAGAAATGAATGATAATTAAAAAATAATAAGTATTTAATTTTTAAGAACAACTAATTAGTTAAGAGAATAAAAAAATATACTGACGGGTCTGTCTAGGTGTTTTAATTTGAAAATAAAATTTGAATTTATAGGTATTTATTTAAAAATAAATGCTCCGAAGATGCCGCTGCATGTCGTTACCCTTGAACCCTAAAGTTCAGCGGGGTTTTACTGATTCTAACAATACAATGCAATATTAAGCAATACCTAGCGATATTAAAAAATCAATATTTTTAATAATTTATATCAAAACAATACAATGCAATATTACACAATCTTTAGCAATACAAAAATAGTCTATTAATGGTCTATTTTGATAAATACGGTCTATTTTTCAGATTTAAGTCTATTAAAGGTCTATTTTAATTGATTAAAAAAGCGGCACTTGGCCGCTTATGCTGTGTGTGCCATTTTGTTTTGTTCAATATACGCCAAAACATCAGCCTTCACATAATTTACTTGACGCTTGTGGGGCTTCGAGAAGGGAATACCACCACCTTCACATCTTTTCTTTTGCAACCACGGTAAAGAAACATGCATAACAATAGCTACTGTTTCAGGTGGAAAAGTTTGATTATCAGCAGCTTCCCAAAATTCCTTCTTAGCAGCCTCTTTTTCTGCATGTGTCATACGATCTAATTTAGTTAAACGTGACATTTATTTCTCCTTACTTTCTGCTTTAGGATTTGCCCACCAAAGTACTGGGCCATCTTCTGAATCAAATGCTGCAATTAAAAAGAGTCCTTTTTCTGGCGGTTCTGGCTTCCAGTTGGGCCAAACTACTGCATCTTCCGGTATATTTGGTATTTCATCGTAATCTAATAGTTGAGTTTCAATTTCAACTCTAAGATTCATCTGAAGTTGTGCCCACTGTTCTCTTGTATAGGCTTCTGCTCCTTCTTCAATGGTGTCAAACAATTCAATATCTGGATGAAACCAATTGAAAAGGTTTTCAGGTGGTTCTATTGGCTGGATCTGATATTTAAAACCCGTCTCACTAGATCCATAAAATAGTTTTGCTTCATCAAAGCTTTTGGTTACAAGAGGGGCAGAACCTTTCTTGTAGCAAATTACTATTTCATCAAATTTAAAAACACGTTCAGCTGTCTTCAAATCAAAGCATTGGTACATAGGTTCACTAAACCAACTCTCTACATAAAATAGATTTTTAATATGATCTTTGCGGGAACCGTGCCATTTCTGGACTTTAATAACATCATCGAAGATTTCTAAGAAAAAGTTGTTGCCTTCCTTTTCATGCATTTTTCTATAACGTTCAACAGCTCTCTCAGCTATCTCTTTAGAAGCTGCTGGTGTTTGTCTAAAAGGGCTGTAACCTTCAGGTCGCATTGCAACGGCCCATAAAGTTGATTCACTCATCCTTCAGCTCCCGATTCTTTTTCTACTAATGCACTGTAAACATCTTTAGCTTCTTTAAGAGTAAGGAACTCTGGACCTGAACCAACAGACCCTAAGCAGACACAAGCCATTGCCATTATAGTTTTGCGATTTGGTTCCTTTGGAATCAGAATATGAGTATCCGGCACCGCCTGAGCTTTGGCTCTTGCTTTCCATGCCTTAAACATCTCGTGTTTTAGATATGATTTATTGGCGTATTCCTCAGAGGAAGGATCTAAGGGCAATTCACCATGTCTTTTAAAAAAATAAGCATCAAAATCTTCAAGTTCTTGGTTTAGATCAATCATTTAGGCCACCATTCTATAAATACGTTTAACTTCATGGTCCAGCTCATCTATTGCAGAGCGACCTTCTTTGAAATATTTCAAAAGCATTAGTTTGTATCGCTCTTGAGCTGCTTTGTTCATCACACCTTCGTTGCTTACTGAAAGGGTGCCTTTATTACCTTTAATTAAGTTCACGCCGTGCGGTGTGCCTTTCCCGCGATACCCGGCATTTACGTTGAACACAATGAACTTTTCGAAAAGCTGCATTGGTAGCAGCTTTGGATCGAAAAGAAACTCTGGAGTAGTTTGTTTCGACATTAGAAAGGTTCCTCCAGTAAATAATCAGGTTCGTTTGATGCTGCATTTTCTAACTCAAAGCGGCGTTTCTTAACAAAATCCATGAGTCGTGATTGAATCTGTGGATCTCGTGCGGCAACATCTATTTCCAAAGCATCTAACGTAGTAAGGTCCGGTGCAGTTTGGATCTGGACCATTAATGAAGGTGGTTCACTCTCTACAGGCTTTTCATCTGCAAGCTCAGTCAAACGTTTGTGAGTAGCTTTGAGCAAAGGCTCCATTTGTTTATCTGACCATGTACGGGTGTATCGATAAACAGCATTTACCTCAGCTGGTGTTTTTGATTCTTTTACACGCTGAAGAAGAGCATCTAATGCCTTCTGATATTCAGGATCTACTTTAGGCTCGTTAGTTTCTGGAACTAACAGATCTTCAGATGTGGTGACATTTGTTTGTTCGGTAATAACAATTGTTGGTTGAGTTTCTGCAGAAATAACTTCACTAGGCTTTTCAGCTTTTGATTTTTTGCCTCTCTGTTTTTTAGGTTCCTCACCAAGACGAATAACACTTAAGTCATCATTAACTTCAAAACCTAACGCTTTGGACAGTGCTTTTAATTGAAGCTTGGCGTTTTCTGCATCACGCTGCACAAAACCACTATTAATAGCCTCAATGAGTGCAGAGGTTTTAAATCCAACAATATAAATGGAAGGTAAATATGTATTAATTACAAAAACATCCTGACCCTCTTTATACTCATCAATTGTCAATGGTCTAGTGAAGGTAATGCCTGCCAATTCAATAGTTTCAAGTTTGATGCAGAATTCATAGCCAGATTTAGCAAAGATGGTTGCAGGGAATTGGTCTAATTCCGAAAATTCCAGCATGTCACCCACTGGTCTACATAGAACCTTGAAGCCATTTAGAAGAGCATCAAAAGCTTCTGAAGCTGTAATTATATTATTCATGCTGTCATTCCCGTTTTTGCTAAAGTTTCAATGTCTTGTTTAACTGCCGTAAGTTTTGCCGCTTCAATTTGAGTAAGTGCATCAATACCGAAGTGTTCACATACTGTTTTCACATCGAGGCCACGTTCAGCAATAAAGTTTTGAAGTTCATCTCTTTGTTGATCTGAGATACCGTTAAATTCTGGTGGACTAATCCAAGTGCCACGTTGTTTATCAAACGTGCAATTCAATGCTTTAGCTCTCATTAACATTGCTTGTCGCATGTTCTGGTAATACATGTGTTCTTTATCAAGCGACTCAGTTAATTGATTTAGATCACCAGCATGTTCAGCTTCTTCACAGCTTTGTTTCCAATTTTCTAACTCTTCTTGAGCTTTAGCTGCAGCAAGTTGTGCCGGTGTTAAAGTGTTGATGTGGTCCTTAGCTTGAGCGATAAGATCAGCTAAGAAAGTTGGATGAGATTTAAGATCCGGAACCCATACCTCACCAGTTTCACCACCTAATGCACCTGAGTTTTTCGCGTGGTGAGTAGGAGAAGGTTTGAAACTGATTACACGGGCATTTTTACCTTCACTTGTCGTAACGGTTGTTAGATAGCCCATAATGTCTGCAATACGATAAAGCTCATTACGGTTTTTACCTCCTAGATCTGGACGATAAATAATTTGATCACCGTTTTGATCTTCAGAAGCATGAGCAATGAATACAACGTCTTTGCCAAGACTGATTAATGTGTTGATGTATTGTTTAAACGTTTGGTTAGCCAAGCCTTGAGCTTTTAACTTTAAAGAGCCATCTTTTTGACGGTTATTAGCTGTGAGCAATAGATGTGTCTTAATGCATTCAAGCATTGCTCCAACGGTATCAATGATTACTGTTTTATAAGGTGCTAAGTCCTGAGGAGTAAGGTTTGCTACATCACTCCATTGTTGAACTTGTACAACCGCGCCACGACGTAATTCACCAGTACGGTGAGCACCACGGTCAAAGTCAAAAGAAATTGCTTTTTCCGCAGTAAAACCCATAGAAGTTTTACCTAGGCCTGGATCAGCATATAGGTACACAATAATTGCTTGAACCAATAAAGTTTGGTCAGCAGTAATAATCGGTAACGCCATTTTTCTTATCCTTATCTTGAGCCAGTGAAGCCGCGCTTAGTTTTATAAGCTTTGCGGTCACGAAATGGGATGTTTGTTTCACGTAGCTTTTTTGCGAGCTGCTCTCTGCGTTGAAAATCAATTTCTTGCATAAGAGAAGCGAAAATCTTTGGTTCCTTAACTTTAAATTGCTCAACATTAAGTGGTTTTTTAACGCCATCTTTAATTTCGTAAAGTACTGAGCCGTTAGCGTTTGCAGCATAGGTAGCCCACTTAATACGTACGGAATAAAGCCCTTTATCATCACGGCCTAAAAATGACTTGTAGCCGTCAGGATGTTTTTTGAAATTAGACATGTTCAGCCTCCTTACATTCGCATGTACCAACAAAGGCATACGTAAGCGGGCTAGGAGCATCAACAGGTGAGACGTCCTTAATATTTAAAGGAATAATTTCTTTGCGATATTTAACTAAAACCACATCACCTTCACGGCAATTGACAATTCCTTCTCTTGAAGAAAAACGTGCAGATTTAGAAGATTGGGTTACTCTGCAAAATGAAACCTCATCACCAGCTTTGATTTTTGAACGGTCAACAGGAATCATCTTCTTGCAAGTAGGGCAGTTGTAATCTTTCATTAAGCTGCCTCCAACCATTTATTACGGTCGATAAAGCCAGCCAATAAAATATTTATGTTTTTATGGTCGTCATGATTGGTGAAATCATTCCAAGGTTTGCCGCTTAAGTCTGATACTGACTCAATAGCAAGGTTAGTAATTTCAGCCGCTGTAAAGTCAGATCCAGCTACACCGTAGTTATCTGCTACCCCGTCAAAATCAAAGCTTACGTATAGTTTGAAGCCGTCTATACGGATAACAGCTACACCAGTTTTTTCACCTGTTTGCTTAATACCTAAAAGTTCATATTCAGAAGCAACTACTTGTTTGCTTTCGTATGAGTAATTGAAGGGGATGCTAGAGTTAGCTGCCTTATATTCACAAGAAGCTAGGCCAGCAATCAAAACAAGTGCTGTAACACCCGTTACCTTGATATGGTTGAATGGAATTGCATTTACGTTCATAATTGATCTCGCAGTTTGCAAAAGCACATCGGACCTGGGGAGGGGCGGTGTGCTTTTTTGTTGTCTGTGAGATAAATATTAGGTAAACCTAATTATTAAGTCAATAGGTATTCCTAATAAAATTAGAAATACCTAATTTTTGTGCTTTAATAGGCAAAAGAAAACCCAACTATCAAAGGTGATAGAAATGAGTCTAGGCGAAGAAATGTTTGAATGGCGCAAGCAGGTGGTTGAGAAACTACTGCTTCAGGAAAGTAATATTGATCAACTAGAAGAAAAAGTTGATCGTGCTGAAAAGATTCTTTTTGGTGATTGCACAGCCGCTTTCAAAATAGAGTGCACGCTTCGGAACGCGTATGCGCTGAAAGCTATTCTTGATGACTTTGCCACCAAGAATAACTGCAAGGTAAGTATAGTAGAGTGTGAGTAATTTGGGTTATCTTATTCCCTGAATAGGTTTTGATGCGGCTTTGCGCTTCGGCTCAAGTCTCTTTGAGGCATCCTCAATAGCCTTTAAAGATTCATTGAATGTCTTAACCCAAAGATCAGCGCTTTTTATATTAATGGTTAAAGGGTCAGTATCAGCAATGGTTGCCTTAGTAAGCTCTAACGCTAGAGCTTCTATGATTTCAGTTTTCATATTTTCTCCGATATTAATGGTTATTTAAGATCAATGTTGGCACAAAGTCTTAATCCCATAATATCAGGGAAAATTTGAATATATTAAAAAAGAAAACCCACCGTGGTGGTGGGTTTTTTATCAACTTCAACGATTATTCTGAAGAAGAATTAAATCTTTGCTTAAGATCTTGAGTTAATTTTTCAACATCTTGAATATAATTATTTCGGAAGTCGGGATTATCAAAAATATTATTTAATGTGTCAATAAGTGATAATAAACCAGACATTGGTAAGGCTACTGTGGCAGAATGCACAGCAGTATTTTGATTTACTTTATGACCAAGCATTAATTTCACAATATTATTTTCTATTGCAATCTGAAAAACTTGATCTGCGTAAATAGGTTGTAAACTAGGATTTAATTGTGTATTGATTACATCTGTAACTGTTTCATGTCTGTTAGCGCTGCTCATATCCGACCTTTATTTCTTGGTTAACATTAAAATAGGATGAAGTAGTGTTCGGTAATGTATTCACTTCTTGAGCTACAATATTTATAGTTTTGCCATTGTTATATCTTGAGGAATTTACGCTTATATAAAATTCCTTTTCATTACCAGATAAAACATCCTCAACTACTTGTTGACCTGTTTGTAAATCAAAAAGAAAAGTTGTTTTATTCCTATGTGATTTTTCAACCAAATGGGCTTTCTTTCTTTCACGATCAATTTGCCAAGGTTGTTTTGGTCTCTCATAATTTTTATTATGAAAAATTACATCAAAATCATAACCTAATAGCCGAGAAATCTTGGAAATTGTTTTAATAGTGAGATTCTCTTCTCCAGATAAAACTTTTGTAACTCGACTTTTTTTCCAGCCTAGTTGTAATGCAATTTCTGAACGAGTCATATTACTATGACGTAACAGTCCAACTAAATGTGATGCAACTTGCTCCATTTTTACAATGGATATATCTTCATGCTCACATGAGAACAAAAATAATTTATTTGTCATAACAACCTCACCAGGAATGTTTCCATGTCGGCTTGATACTTAAAGATGGCTCTAACACGGTTATCAATGATTGTCTTTTCAGATTTATCAATCTTGTCTTTTCGCTTAGGTGATAATCTAAATAAAACAATGTATGCATTAACAAAGACCAAATATAATCGAAGGCTAGCTTTTCGAATTCTGTATACTGGTACATCTTTGTCATCTAATTTAACTACACATGCTCTATGCAACTCAGAAGAGTCATAGAATTCAAATAGTTCAGTTGGTTGTTCACACATTTCGCAGCGAGATGCTAATTGAGTGAATAATCGCAATACATCACAGTTGTCTCGTTTACTATGTAATGAAAATTCAGCCCTATCTCGGTAAAGAAATACATCACGTTTATCCATTGATGATGAAAGCATATAGACCCTAATACAGTCTGGTATCATGATTGGCTGAAGATCATCAGGAAAGCCAATTTCACTCCAGCGAAAGAAGTATGGGTCTATCATTTCTGCAAAGTTACCTTATAAGTGAACTAATATCAATTGCCATTTAATAAAAAATTTATATATAGATTGTATCGAATCTACTACTTTAATTAGCTTTGGGATGTTCCTGTCTACCCTTCTTACTCATACGATTTTACTTTTTTGTATTATCAATCCGTTGTCCAAGCTTTCCTTCTTTTACCAACTGCACAACCTGTTCATTTGTAAGGACTGGAATAAAGACTTTATCACCAATGTCCTTTGAGAGGATCTTCACTTCTTCGGCTGTTAGCACCAAAGCTTCACCATGTTTAGCAGCATCATTGATACGAGCAATAATCTGGTTGATTGGTAGTTTTGAATTGTCCATAAGTCTTCCTGTGATTAATGCGAATAAGGATGTTCTTGTCTGTGCTGACTTGGCGGCACGATATCTGTAATAGCGGTAATACTTTCAACCTCGTCCATTTCAAAGAAAAATCGCTCACCACCATTCACAGACAGCAAACTTAAAACCCCACCATTGATGCCAACAAATTCTTTAATTGTGCATCTTCCATCCTTCAAGCACACCTGAACAAACTCATTTGGCACAAGATCTGCATCAGGATCACATACTACATACCAACCATTTCGGATAGCTGGAAACATGGAATCACCAGTTCCCTTTACTGCATATGCTCTTGACCCCGCTGTATGGGTGGGAACATACCCATCTCCAGCATTGCCTTCATAACCCATATCTGTGAAATAGCCATCCATGCCCATCTTGGAGTAAGCCTTAACAGGAACCCAACGCTTAGATGATGGGATAAACGGTTTTTCGATAATTGTTGAAAATAAAAGAGCTTCATCACTATCACTAATGTTGTATTTCTTTTTGAACTCTTCGATATCCAGTTGTTTAAATTTATCTCTCGTGCTTGATTGAATCTCTCCCGTGCCAGATGCAAGCCATGAAGGATTAACATTCAAAAATTTTGAGGCACGTAATAAATTTTCACCTTCCATTGTTTTGGATTTTCCAGACAGCCAATCACTCACAGAAGGAGGTTTAACTCCTACTGCACGAGCAAGCTCAACACCTTTAATCTTTTTAGGTGGCAAAACTTCCATGGCATACCTAAGTCGTTCAGCAAGAGTATTCATACAACTATCCTCACAATATTAGGAAATCCTAACATAAATAAAATTAGGTATTCCTATTGATTTAATATAAGGAATGCCTAATAATTAAAGAAAAATTAGGAGCACGTTATGAATGACGCACAACTTATAGACAAGCTAGGTGGTGTCACAGCGGTAGCAAGACTTCTGGGGATTGCTCCGTCATCAGTTAGTGGATGGAAAGCTATCCCCCTTGATAGAAAAATCAGGCTAGCAGTTATTGCTGAAGATCTTGGTTTAACAACGCGAAAAGAGCTTTTCCCTGATAACTATCAAGATATTTGGATTGAACTTCGTCCCCAGACGACAAAAAGCAAAAACCTTGGATCATTAACCGCTTAGGAACTAAACCATGAGCAAAGTATTAAATGAATTGCCTGCAAGCGCTAGCAATAACGAATCGCTCATATTGCAAGCACTTAACGCTAGCAATCAAAGACAAGTAGCAGAGATGATAAATGTCGATGCAAGCATCCTTTCACGGATGAAAACAGAAAAGAAATCAAATGGATGGACTGAGATTGAGTTTATTAGCTTTTTGTTGACAGCCATTGGTTTGAAGGTTGTGCAAGAAAGTGATGTGTATTGCTCACCTGAAATTGCAGAAGCAACGCGAGTTTATTTAGCACATGCATTCACTTCACCTGAATACATGCGGATTTTATTCAAATAAAAAACCACTACCTGCGCGAACAGGAGTGGTTAGGCATTCAATTGAGGTGGATCAAATGAACACAAATAATCTATCAAATCAACAGCAAATAATCCAGAGCTGGTTTGAGCCGGCTCTCCACACACTTAAAGCATTAATCAAAAAGTGTGAAGAGAACTTAGAGCGAATCAAAGCTGACAAGAAAAATGCCGCCGTAAAGCGAGATGACTTTAAGGAAACTTTAGTTCGTCAACACCGTATTACGTATAACCATGCTGAGGAAATTATCAAAAGCCTTGGTCGTGCTGGGCGTATTCGTTTCTTGGGTAGTACTTACATTCAGTTAAATGTTCAGGAGACCAAATGAATGAGTTGGCTCTTTTCGCAGGCGCTGGTGGCGGAGTACTCGCATCTTATCTCTTGGGATGGCGAACAGTGTGCGCAGTTGAACGTGATGCCTACGCCGCACAAGTTCTGGCGCAACGACAGAATGATGGAATTCTCGAAGCTTTCCCAATTTGGTCTGACATTACAACTTTTGACGGAAAACCATGGCAAGGAATTGTTGACGTTATATCTGGTGGATTTCCGTGCCAAGACATTTCATCCGCAGGAAAAGGCGCAGGGATTGAAGGTGAACGTTCCGGGCTTTGGTCAGAAATGGCACGAATTATCGGTGAAGTACGACCTAGATACGTGTTCGTGGAAAACTCACCAATGCTTGTTTCCAGAGGACTTACAAGAGTCATCAGTGACCTTGCCCAAATGGGGTATGACGCGCAATGGGCACGTTTTTCAGCATCTAACTTTGGAGCGCCCCATATCCGTGACCGAATCTGGATTGTGGGCCACGCCACAAGCAAGGGATTTTCGAAGTGGTCAACCCCAACGATGGGACAATCCGGATCGATCGAGAAACCTAAACGATCAAGTTGCGAAATTCCCAACTCCCAAAGCATCGGATGGGAACAAGCGTGGGAAGGTGAGCAATCATCCAAGGAACGGCTTAGCCGGTGTTGTGGAGAATCTTCCAACTCCGACTGCTTCAATGAGCAAAGGCTCATCACCAGCGACTCTGACCAGGAAAGATGGCAAGAGCAGGATAAACGATCGGCTCGATCATCATGTAATGAACTCACATGGTGGGAAGTTGAACCCGAATTGGGTCGAGTGGCTGATGGGGTGGCCAATCGGGTGGACCGACTTAAAGCCATTGGAAATGGACAAGTTTCAATCGTGGCTAAATGCGCATTCGAATATTTAGGTGGTGCAAAATGAATTATTACCAACACCATATTGGTGACTTTAACAATGCGACTCGCCACCTCAGTTTAATTGAGCGTGCGATTTACCGCGACTTATTAGACATGTATTACGACACAGAGAAGGCGATTGATGCATCAAGCATTGATCGTCTAGCACGTCGTTTGCAATGTACTACCGAAGAGCAAAAAGAAGCTCTCAAATATGTACTTGATGAGTTTTTCATTCTTGAAGAAGGTGTTTATCGCAATAATCGTTGTGAACGAGAAATTGCTGAATATCACGGGAAAAAGAAACAAGCGAGTGAGGCTGGTAAAGCGTCTGCTGCAAAACGTGCAGCGAAAAAGAAAGGCTCGTCCAACAGTGATTCATCAAAAGATGATCAAGCGTCTAACGAAAATTCAACGGTCGTTGAAAATCCGTTAAACGAAGAACAAACGGATGTGCAACCAACCAATAACCATAAACCATTAACCATAAACCAAGAACCAATTATTGATAGTAGTAGTAATACGCGTGGAGAAAATTCGCAATTAACTCCAATTCAATTTGCTCAGTATCAGATCGATGACCACAAGCGTTACTCAATGCGTGAATTCATTTCTGAATACAGCGAGTTTCAATACGATTTCATCTCACTTGCTCAACAAAGATTTGTTTCTGTACCTGAAATCGACTTGAGAACCATGATTCAAAATTTCGGTGACTGGTACTTTGCAAACGAATCAAGTTCGTTGAATACACCAAGCATCTGGTTGGTTAAGTGGTTCTCTTGGGTTCAAAACAACGAGAAACAAGTCGCTGCTAACCGCAAGAAGCAAGAGCAAATCTCTATAGCTGGGCAAAAATCACAAGAGCCGGGTTACTTCTCCAATCTTTTTGAGGAACAAAATGAATCTCAAATTTTGGATGTAACCCCAGCAAAGAGTAATTTAAATATAAAAATCTTTATTGATTGAGCGTAGTTGTTATACAGGATATTTATAAGGATTTTAAAATGACAATTATCACATTGCTTGATGTTGAGACGAAGAAGAAGGTGATAGTTCGGTCCGTAATAGACCCAATAGCAAGAATAGACAAAAAAGGGAATATACAAATTATTCAAATTCATAAATGGCTAGATGATGAATCTGGAGATTTTGTTGATGAAGACTTATATGAGGCACTCAACAATGGAGAAGTTGGAATATACTTAACTTTGCAGTATATGATCATTGATATTGAAAATTAATTATTTTTTATTTTTAGTCAGTGTGATTTCTTACTCTCTAGAGCCTAATGGTTACTACACATAAGACCTTATTAAGTATTACCTATTGATGGGCACATATTCTTTATAACTCTTGATAAGTAAAAAAATTATGTAGGCTAAAAATAAAACTATTTAAAAAAGAAATCTTTATCTATTTAAATATGAATATTTGATATTTTTAATTCAATCCCTATTGCTAGTGCTTAAATATTATGCCAATATGAAGTTGGAGATATTTCCGAATAGATATTTCCTATTTCAGGTCTAAGCGTTTTTTTTCGCTAAGCCCATTTCTGAATAAAAATAGGAAGTGGGCTTTTTTATTTTTAAATATTTCAGTATTATCAGTGTGTTGCTTTAAGTAACACTAACCTTATTGATCAGCGCAAATATCAAAAAAAGGGGGAGCTTGCCTACTAGGCAAGCTTTTTAAATTGATGATTTAAACACAATAATCCATTTTAAAGCTCAATAGAAAGATCAAACTTCCATAGCTTTTATTCGTACTAATTTATTGAATATAATCGTTTTTATAATTTTTAAAATTTTCTTAAACTAAAAATGGAAAATTTCTTGTTGCAACATTGTTATAATAGGACTACCTTAAGATAAATACTTTATAAAAATGAGGAGCTGCTGAAATGCCACAGTATCTCATGTTTGCGGAAAATATTTATAACAAAATTAAAGATGAGGAATTGTTTTCACATGACTGTATTGAAAATATGAACTTACTTATGACATGTATACGCAGAGAAATTGAGGGAACAGAATTTAAATTAAAATATAATTTTATTGATTTTGTTGAATTGTTTAGTAAACAATTAGATGAATGTAAAGTAAAAATAGATGTGAGTTTGATTCCTCCTCATAATTCAGAAGGTGAGTATATTTTATGGTTAGCTGGATTTATCGAAAAAATTACAGAAGGTGGACCTAAACCACCTCCGCCTATAAAGAAATTTATTCCAGAGTATATGAGCTTCAAATCTGAATTAGATTTTTTACCTTCAAATGAGGAAAAAATTCAAACCGAAGGTAAAGAAATTACGGATTACTTTAATTCAAAGCTCTATAAGTCAACTTTTAAGAAGTAATATCATATTGCCTGTGAGTTTAGCCACCGCCTAAGGGCGGTTTTTTTTATGGGTGAGAATAATGGATTCTACAGAATACTTTTGGCTTACACGGAAAAAAAAGAACCTAAAACTAAGTCCAAATCTAGACCACTACCTAAAGCTACTCAAAAGTACTTAGAGGCTGAAGAAGAATTTACTCAAGCTTTGGATAATCTGGAAATTAAGTACGAAAAGAAATTTCAGTTTAAATCTACAAAGCATTGGCGTTTTGATTTTCATTTAATTGAACATCGTATTTTAGTTGAAATTGCTGGCGGTCCCTGGTCAGGTGGACGAAAGGGCAAGCTGGCAACAAAGGCGTGGAGTATGGACCGTTACGATGTTGCTGAATCAATGGGATATACCGTTGTTCGGTTAGAGGCAGCACCAAGATTTAAGATTAATGAATCTGGTCCATTACAGATCCAAGCTCATTTCGCAAGCCAATGGCTTAAAAATTTAAAGAGGCAAATATTTAATGGATCAGATCAGACCATTTCCTCCAACTGATTTTATTGACCAAGCAGATGAAGAGGAAGCAATTAGATTAACACCGGCACCGGATCTAAAAAACTGGGTTGTTGCTAATTTTCTTACGCTGGGTGGACCTTTACATAATCCAGATCACGACCATATCGCTGAGATGCTTCATGACAATGAGGGTTTCTTGGCTTTTGCATGGGCTTCTTCTGCTTATACCAGAGCTGGGTTCTCTTACATCTATGTTTGGTTCAATGTTTGGAGAGCAATCTAAAGCTTACAAAATCATGTTCGCTGCAGATAAAGCTTATGCGATTGCAGCTGCGGGTATTGCGATTCAGCAAAATATTGCAGCAGCTTCAAAAGCTGGTTTTCCTCTTAACATTCCATTAATTGCTGGAGCTGTTGCACAGGGTGCAAGCATCATTGCAAACATCCGGGCAATCAAAGATCAAGGTTTTGCGGAAGGTGGTTATACAGGTCGAGGTGGGAAATATCAGCCTGCTGGTATTGTCCATAAAGGAGAGGTGGTCTGGTCCCAAGAAGATATTAAACGCTGGGGGGGAGTTGGTTTAGTTGAGAAAATGCGTAAGAGTGCAAACCCTGAAGCTTTTCTCAATAACAATGCCTCAGCTGATAGTGTCATGCGCCGTGCAATGATGAGCTCTAATGCCTTTATAGAAAGCCAAAAGCAAGCTGACATCTTTAATCAACCGGTTCAAGATACTCAGATTATCTATAAAGTTAATAGAGACACACCTAAGTTGGCGTCTTCGGCAAATTCTGACCTATTCCATGACGGTAAAGTCTATTTCTCATCCAATGGTTTAGTTCAGGATCGCTCAAATCTGGATGATGTTCAGGACTTTACTTTAGGAAGTACTTCACGCCCTCAAGCTGAGATTATGCCTTCAATTGAGCCAGCTTTACCGACAATCAATTTTAAAATTGAAGTGATTAATCAGGTGAGTGGGGCGACAGTTGAAGCCGAACAATTGGATGAGAAAACTGTCCGGATCATTGTTACAGATGAACTGGATAAGCAGCTTCCAAGAAAGGTACCGAAACTTGTAAGTGACCAAATCGCAAATCCAAACTCAACCATTAGTCGGTCTTTGACTGAGAATACGACAGCAAGACGGAATCGTACTTAATAATTTGAACCCTTTTCGGAGGGTTCATTTTCATAATATTTAAATTTCAAGGTGATAGAGTCTGTTTGCATTAAAATTGATGGTTAAGACATGAAAAAAATAATTGTAATTTCTACAACACTTTTAGGCCTTACGGGATGTGCCATTCCTGCGGTAAATAATCTCGTAAGATCTACAAATATGTATCAAGATGAAATAGCAGGTGATACAGCCAATTTAAGGGTTTATAGAAGTAATGTACCCATGGTGCAGTTCTATATTACTTATCAAAATAATGAGGGTGAAAAAATTTCAAAAAACCTAATAACTAAGCAGATTTCAAATAATTTAACAAAGTATGGCTCTATGCATGAGCCCAAAAATTAAATATGCCTAAACCCACAATCAGTTTAAAAATGGTGAAGAGTTTTTTGAGTTTAAAGTACCCGCAAATAAGAAGTTAACTTTCAGACTTACTTCTGTTATTGGGTCAACTACTATGTATAGTTGTGATGTAAAAATGGACTATCAGTTGGAAAGAAATGCCAATTATGAATTGATCCGATTTAAACAAATCAAAGATATTGTGAATCCACCTTTTTGACTGAACCTTCTCAAGATGGATCCTACTGCAAATTTATAGTGAAGGAGATTTTTGAAGATGGTAAAGAAACCGTAATTAAACCGATTTCTTAAGTTCTAACTACTTTATTAAATAGGGAGAAATTGCGATGCATCAGAGTGAGGTCGGATTTTGGGGTGGTGGTAGTATGTATGTATCAGGTGTACCTAATGATTTACAGAAGTTCTTTGAAGCACTCACAAAATTATCTTTAAAATTTCCAAATGATTTTGAGTGGCCTTTGGTACTTAATAGATTATATAAAAAGTATGTTCTATATGAAGATATTAATAAAACTAAAGAGATTATGGATTTCTGTAAATCAAAATTGACGGAACCATCTGAAAATGAAAATACGAATATATTTTTAAAGTACTTTAGACAATTTGATTCTGCAGTAGAGAGCGCAATTTATTTTTACGAGTATTTCAATGATTATGTACCAGTTAGAATAGCTGTGGTTGACTTACCATGGCAAATGGTTGAAGCCCGAAGACCTCTTCGTGAATATGATCAATTAGAAGGCGTACCTTATTGGTTGACTGATTATAGTTGGGAAGAAATGGAACGGTTAGGCAACTTATAAATTGTAGATTCTTATTATTTAAAGCCCCTTTGGGGCTTTTTTATTACCTGAAGGAAAGTTATGTACAAGTTAAAGCTAAATCCTCAGACCAGCGGCTATGGCGTAACACCAGGTGATGATGTGAAACGTCAGCAGATGGATGGCGGGCGTGGTCGCTATTACATCGATGTAAAACGTAATAGCCACATTGTTGATGTGAACTGGAACTTAAGTAAAACCGACTTCAATAAAATGATGGCTTTCTGGCGGGTCTACCAGAATAAGCCGGCTTCATTCTATGCGGATCTGGTGATTGATCAGGGAGCACGGCAGCAATATCTATGCAATTTCATTCCAAACTCTTTCAAGACCAATGAAGTCAACGGCAACCTTTACCGGGTAAATGCGCAGCTCGAGGTTGTTCAAAACCAGCCTAACCTTACTGCCGATATCGCTTTGATTAAGGATTGGGAGGTCTGATGGATAACGAATATGCCAAATTCTTTTTCAATCGAAAAGTTGATGTTTATCAACTGGAATGTATTGAGCTATCACATCCTTCTTTTATGAATACTTACCGGGTAGTCCGTAATGATGATCGCGGGGTGTATGTTCAGCACAATGAAGGCGCGGGGCAAGTATTTTACGAATACCTTCCTATGACAATTCAAAGATCTGGAATGCTCGGTGATCTGGACCAGACTTTGACCGTTTCAATTTCTGGACTTGGTGACATTTTGCCTGATGAGTTTGAGCGTGTAATGGAAGGGCAGTTTACTGATGTGAAGCCTACTGTGAACTACCGGATTTACAGCTCAGATAATCTAAATACACCGATTCATTACCTGCTTGGGTTGCGACTTGCTGGTGTCTCAATGAATCACAAAGCTGTGACATTCAAAGCTGAATCGCCGCGATTAAATACCACTAAAACTGGAGATATCTTTGCATTGGATCGCTTTAGTGGATTGAAGGGGGCTGTATGAAAAGTCATGATCATTTGCTTGATAAGCAATACGATGAAGAAGACTACAACTGTGTTCATTTTGCTCATGAAGCTGCATTGGATCTATACGGAATAGACAGGGGTGAAGCACTCGAACTCTTCATGCAACCTAAAGGCAAAATTACTTTCCTGCCATCACGGTTAAAACTTTTAAATCCGCTGCCCATGCCCAAGGAAGGCTGCATAGTCGCCTTCCATCCGAGACAAAGAAACAAGCCCCCACATGTGGGGCTTTTTCGTTTGGGCCGTGTTCTGCATTTGATGGAAGGCGGAGTTACTTATTTAGCTGAAGACGTCATTAAAGCGATGGGGTTTAGTCGGGTCAGTTACTATGATTAAGATTATTTATAAGCAGGATCCTTTATCTGAAAACAAGACCATTGAACATGCAGAAACGATAGGACTATGGCTTACTTCAAAATATGAATATATGCCTGAGCATGTTCGTATATTTCATACCACAAGCAATATGGATAATGCTGAAATTTCATTTGCAAATGAAGTCACGCCGAAAAATGCATATGAGTTAAAGCAGCTAGATTTCTTACCCGGTACATTTATCGTAATTGAGAATCCTAAAGGCATTCCTGCACTTGTTGCGGCCATTGTTTCTATTGTTCTAAGTGTAGCTGTTGCTTTATTGATGCCAACTCCATCAATTGCACAGACTAACCAGAATAACAACCAGTCATCTTCGGCAAACAACGAACTTTCAAACCGTGAAAACAAGATTCGGGTGAATGGCCGTATTGCTGATATTTACGGAGCGGCTCACGATACTCCTGATCTAATCGCGGTGCCTTACAAGGTATATGAAAACAATGTCGAAGTAGAGCATGTAGTCGGTTGTATTGGTCGTGGTCACTATAAAATTAACGGTGCATATGACGGTGAAACCAACATTGTTGATATTGCCGGCGCATCGGTAGAAGTCTTTCGACCAGGTGTAGATATTGTTTCAGGTGAGCCATATTTCTCGCTTGGTACCGAAATTACCACGCCGCCACTAACGGTTCAGCATCAAACTTCTGTTAATGGCCAAGTTCTCCGTCCAGCAGATACACAGTCTTTAGAAGGTACGAACTACCTTCATTTTGCATATCCAAACGAGATCCTTCGGGCAACGGCAAACAACACAGATTTAACCACTAAGTTTGTAAGTAATGACCGTGTAGAAATCACCAATGCCTTATTCACGTTTAATGGCCAGACTTATGATTTAAACGGCACTTACAGCGTTCTATCAGTGGCTGATGATCGCATGACGTTATCAAATCCGGCGGCTGTTAATGCTAACTGGTTAAAGCTTAAAGAGTTAAGTACCCAGCAAACAGCAGCTTTGTCACCAAAGATCAGTTCAATAGGTGAAAAGTGGATTGGTCCATTCATTCTGGACAATGTCGAACGAAGTCGGGTGCTATGTAACTTTGTGGCCACAAATGGACTTTACACAGTTTCTTCAGGTGGAAATCAGGGGGCTGTAAACGTCACGATTGAAGTTGAAGTAACGCCAGTTAATGAATCTGGTGCAGCCATTGGCAATCCAATGCTGAAGCAGATCATTTTAAAGGGTTCGGCAAAGTCACGTCAGACAGTCGGTGCAACGCTGGATATGGTGACATTTCAGGGTCGCTGTAGTGTCCGTGCACGCCGTTTAACTCCAACTCCGGCAGTTACAACGGTAGTAGATGAAGTAAAGTGGCAGGCGCTTTACGGTGCTTATCCTTTGCAAAGCACAGTGTATGAGCATGAAACGGTTTTTCGTGCGCGTACTTATGCAACCACTGGAGCTTTATCTGTTAAGTCCCGCAAGATCAATTTTGATCTCCAGCGAATGTTGCCGACTTATAAAAACGGGGCAATGACAACAGAGCTATATCCAACGTCTAGCTTTGCTGATGCTTTAGTTTCAATGGCACTGGATGAGAAGATTGGTCGCCGTACGATCGAAGAGATTGATATAGAAAACATCTACCGTACTTATAACGATATTGTTGATTATTTTGGTACACCTTTGGCAGCCGAGTTCTGTACTACGATTGATGATACAAATCTATCTTTTGAAGAACTGGCAACCAACCTTTGTGATGCTGTGTTTTGTACGGCATATTGGCAAAACAATAAGCTCAAAATCTACTTTGAACAACCCACAGATAACTCGGTGTTATTGTTTAACTTCAGAAATATCATTCCGGATAGTTATAAGCAAGATCTGACCTTTGGTGTAATGGATGACTACGATGGATTGATCTATGAATATACGAATCCGGCCGATGATAGTCGTATCAATATCTACTTGCCAGACAGGGGTGCTAAGAACCCTAAAGAAGTGAAATCCGTTGGTGTGCGTAACATGTGGCAAGCGCATTTCAATGCGTACCGGCTTTGGAACAGGATTCGGTTTCAACGTAAATCCATTACATTTGACGCTGCTCCAGAATCGGAATTACTAGTTTTGCGTAACCGTATTGCTGTAGCTGATTATCGCAATGGTATCCATCAAAGCGGGGAAGTAGTACAGCAAGAAGGTTTAATCCTCACTTTAAGTCATGATGTCGATTTCATTGCAGGCAAGAGCTATGTGATTTATCTGCAGATGGGTGATGGTACGGTAGACCTAATTCCTGTTACCGCTGGATCTGCTAAGAACAAGGTGGTTTTAGGCCGCTTGCCGAACAGTGCATTAAAGCTTAGTCCAGATGATTTTGTTAATACTATCTACACCGTAGTTAATGACGATACCAAAGGCTCATTGCCTTATCTGGTAGCGAAAAGAGAACCGGCTGACCAGTTCTCTAATACCATTACTGCAATTAATTACGATGAGCGCTATTACCTCAACGATAAAGACTTTATTGATGTGCCGGTTGATGATTCTCCAATTTACATTCGATATGACCAGCTGGATATTAATCTGGCACGTTTGTATCAGATGCAAAGAGGTGATTTACCAACGACTGGAGAAATCAGTTTTGTAGTTGAATCTGGTGCACTAGTTTCTAGTTCGAGTTCTTATCGACCTGAGACCAGATTTGTCTATAAATTCGACTACAACTCTAGTCCGCCGAAACAGGAATTTATTGCCCCTGCAGCGACTGAATTACCTGCCATTGATACTGGTGAGTTCCCACCTGATCTGGTTGTGAATCTGACGATTAAAGGTGCTGTTGTTGGACGTGGTGGTGATGGCGGTTTACCTCATTTGGCATTTGGCGCTTGGGAAACGGATCCGGATTATAACTTTACCAAAACCCGCCGTGATGGGTTTCAGGGAGCACCCGGTTTATTGAATCGGCACAGCAAACTAAACCTGATTATTGATGGCGGTACTCTAGCTCGAGGCGGCTCAGGTGGTGGAGCAACACCAAGCGGTATTTACACGGGATTGTCTTATGGTGTTCAAGGTATTCCGGGGGGAGCTGGTGCGCCATTTGGACGGGTCATGACAGGCCAGCCAATTTCAAGCGACTCACAAGATTGGCGCTGGTATTTTGGAAGCTACTTCAATGTCCTAAAAATCACTGATGCCGAAGCTTCGGTACCCGGTAAAGGTTATCGAACCCAAAATGACCGTTATGGATCTCCATTATCAGGTGATGGCGGTGGATGGGGCGAACGTGGTACCAAGTCTACCAATGGTGGAACATGGAATTGGCAATACCATGGAACGACGGAAGGCCAGCCGGGGCCGGGTGGACCTGCAATTGTTGGGGTGGCACCTCTAACAACTCAATTGATTAACGGAGGGAAAATCTTACAAACCCTTTAAACCTTAAAAGAACTATGAGCACCCAATTGGGGTGCTTTTTTATTGTCTAAAAATATCTGGAGAGATTTATGGAACCAGTTTCCACAAGCGGTTTAACAGCAATTTTAAAATTTTATGGTGCAGCAATTATGGTGACTTTAGCGGTCGCTTTAGTGGCAGCAGTTGTATTGATGACACGTATGCCTCGCTCACCACAAGAGTGGGCAGTTGGTTTGATCTGTACTGTTGTATCAAGCCTTGCTGGCGGCTCATTCATTATTGTGAAGTGGGGACTTCATGAATGGGTTACTGATGTATGGGGGATGATTGCTCTAGGTGGGTTCTTCTTTGTTTGTGGTTTACCCGGTTGGGCTTTAGTCCGTTGGATCTTTAATTTTATAGATAAACAGGAAGGTAAAACGATCGTTGAAGTAATCAAAGAGTTTAAGAAAGCCAGAAAAGACATTGAAAACAGCTAATGCCGCCTTCGGGAGGTTTTGTTTAGAAGTATCAAGTATAAGAGAGAAATTACCTGTTGACACTGCAAGCCGCTGACTACTACGAAAAACTATCGACAACCAATATTATGAAACGACCACCTTCGGGTGGTAATTCTTTTTTTACGGGTAGGAAAACGGGTATGAAGCGTGAGTCAACTAACAGAAACAATTTTTTAACAAAGTTAGCGGAAGCCCTTCCGCCTGATATTAAAAAACGGAAGGGGGTAAAGTTCGTCTATTAATTCTATAGGAAGTAAGAAATGTACTTTATTCCAAAAAAGCAAAAACCCCAGTGCGCCAACACTAGGGTTTTGGTTAACAGTTAAGGAGGGTTAACTATTAATGAATCAATCTGAGGAAAATGTTAGCACCAAACCCGGTATAAGTATAGAGGGTAAAATGAGTGAGAAAGACGCAGGTAGAGCTGCTGTAATCATGGCTTGGGGTAAAGCTATATCCCTAGTAATTGGTAGTGTTGCTGGAGCAATAACTGCTATTACGACTTTTTTTAAATATATATTTTAAAGCTATGAAACAAAACTTATGAAGCCGACTTATTTGAGATCGGCTTTTTATTGACTGTGCGCCTAAGGGCGCTTTTTTATTGTCTAAAGGAAACTTAAATGAACATCGAACAATACCTTGAAGAATTGATCAAACGTGAAGGCGGTTATGTAAATAACCCGGCAGATCGGGGCGGTGCAACCAAATACGGTATTACTGAAGCAGTTGCTCGAGCAAACGGATTTAAAGGAAACATGAAAGATTTGCCGCTTGATGTCGCCAAGTCTATTTATCGCAAAAACTATTGGACAGCTCCGCGTTTTGATCAGGTGAATACCGTTTCTTCAGCGGTAGCGGAGGAGTTATTAGACACAGGAGTAAATTGTGGTACTGGCTTTGCAAAACCTCTTTTACAGCGTGCACTAAACTTATTGAATAACCAGGGTAAAGCAGGTTGGCCAGATCTTACGGTCGACGGAATTTATGGACCTGCTACATTAAATGCTCTTAAAATTTATATGGCCAAACGTGGAAAAGATGGCGAGAAAGTATTAGTGCGAGTTCTTAATATCATGCAAGGCCAGCGCTACATTGAAATTTGTGAGCACAATCCAAGCCAAGAGCAGTTTTTCTATGGTTGGATCGCCAATCGAGTTGTTATATGA